CTTCCCGCTCCTTATCCATTTTTTCATGGTACTTTATTTTTTCTTTGTCTATAGCGGACTCTAACTGTTTAACCTGTTTTTCAAGCTCTTCAATGCGTTGTATCTTGTATTTCAACAATGATTTCATGGCCTGAACATCCATGTTGTCATCGTCTTCTATTGTTTCCATATCAAGCAGGGCCTTCGCAATAGGACGGATCGTTTCTTCGTACCTAAAGGACAGGTCTTCTGAACCCTCGCTGAATATTCGTGATATGGTGGACTTTGACAGGTAATCACCGTTCTTTTCCATCAAGTCAAGGATATCACTATAAGATAGGCATTTTTCGTCCCGGACCTCTTTGAGTTTTTGGATGATATCGCGGGTGTTTATCATGCGTTCGTCTCCTGTTCTATTTGTGAAACAGTGTTCCCCTCGTCCAATATCTTGGACTTCTCACCAATATATAGCAATGCTACAATCGCCTTACAAGAAAGGAGGATCCCACTATGACACAGTTTGAATTTGTCCTGTTATGGCTAACCTTAACAAAAGAGATCAAGAGTCAGTTGGACCTGATTTTAGGAGACCCTCAACCGCTTCCCGAATCGGAGGAAGAGACTGCCGGTACCTCTCATATAGCCTAATAGCCTTCGCGACATCCTCCGGGGAGTATTGTTGTTCCAATGACGGTATGGTTTCCTGCTCCGGCGCATCTAATATGGGGACATCATTGTTATACCTGGCAGGGTTATCCGACACGCCAATTAAATAATCGACTGATACACCGAATATCTCCGCCAAAAGAGGTATGTTCTTGAAATCCGGTATAGTTTTTCCGGACTCGTATTTGCTTAACATTCCTTTATTAAATGACGCATCAAACCTTTTGTTTAATTCGTTAGCAAGAGATTCCAACGAATAACCGTGTTCGATGCGTAAATTATGAAGTCTTTGTTGAAATGTATTCATGGCGTTATCCTCCGCAATCATATTATATTATGTGTGTTTCATAAAATGCAACAAAAAATGCAAAATAAATAGAAAAAGTTGTTGACAAAGAAACTCTACCGTGATATTCTCATAGTGGTTTCACAAAAGAAACCCACAAAATATAGAAAGGAGAAAGAGAAGATGGCGGAAATTAAGCACCCTGCTTACACCAAGTTCAAGTGCTGGATGAAGGAGAACCGAATAACGAATGAGGAAATCGGCATGATCATTGGCAAAAGCAAGTTCGGCGTTTCGCAGCGTATCAATGGAACGGGCCCGGATTTTTCGGCTGAAGAAGTAAGAAAAATCTGCCTGCGGTATGGTATCAGCGCGGACGCCTTTTTTGTTGCCAATAAGGTTTCATAGAAGAAACTATATACGGCAAGGGGGATCGTGAGTATGACATTGCGGGACTACATCAAAAGGGCGGATATGAGCGTGACGGAATTATCAAGCCGCGCGGCAATCCCCAGGACAACGATCTACCGATACTTCCGAAATCTGTCACCTATTACGGGCAATCGGTTAAGGGCAATCGGGGAAGTGTTGGGAATGAGCAATGAAGAGATCGGATCACTGGTGATGAAAGGGGGTAGGACATGAGAAGGATAGGCGCGGCATTGATCAGCATGGGAGTGGTAGCATCCATCCTTAATCTGACACAGGCGGACAGGATGATGCAGCTCAACTTCCTTGCAGTAGGCGTAGGTATGTTTTTGTTCGGGACTGTCGCACTGATCATTGACGCAGGAATTTACGGCGATTGAAAGGGGGAACAGATGCTTATTTTGGCAATCGAAGAATTGAAGGCAAAGTATGAAGCGGAAGCGCTGAAGTACATTACCAGCAACCGGAGCGCGGCAAGCAATGAAGGCTTTATGGAGAAGGACTGGAAGGACATTGCAAGCGCAAAGTCTGAAGTCTATGTGCAGGTGGTGCAGGATCTTACAGACCTGATCATTGCGAGCATGAGAGAGAGACAGGAGCGTGTGGCAGTACAGGAGAAGAGAAGCAACTACAAGGGCATGATCGATGACTACGTTGAAAACGGGGACTATGTGAATGAGTGACCGGGCGGCAGGTGTACTGTTCCTTGTTTGGGCAATCGGCGTGTGCGTGGCGAACATCCTGTACCTGTTAGACCTATAGAAACGCCACCGGGGGTACGGTGGCGCTCCAGGGCAAATGTGCAGATAACTGCATAACACATTATATCACAAAAGAAAGGAAAGGGCAAATGGAAGACAAGAATCTGTTAGTTGAATACACAAGAGGCACAATCACATGTGATTTTTCCGAAATCGAAGAAGAGTTGCGCCTGCAGATGACCGCTTATGCGGACCTTGAAGTTACCGAAGATAACATCCCGGAGAGAAAGAAGGACGTTGCAACGCTGCGCAAGATCAAGACTGCGGTTGAGGACAAGCGGAAGGAGATCAAGAAGGAGTATTCCAAGCCGCTGGCGGAGTTTGAGGCGAAGGTCAAGCAGGTCACTGGCATTATTGATGAACAGATTGTTCGTATCAATTCCGGCCTTGACGAGTTTGACAAGAAGAGGATCCAGGAAAAGCGTGAGCACATCAAAGAGTTGTATGAGAAGGAAGCAGGCGAGTATGCAGAGTTCCTTCCTCTTGAAATAATCAGGTCATCAAGGTGGGACAACAAGACCTGCACCGACAACGAGATCATTTCAGAAATCCAAACGGCAAAATTAAAGGTCCGGGCGGACATCGAAGCAATCAAGGCACTGGGCAGCGATATCGAAGAAAAACTGATCATTACCTATAAGGAAAACGGCAATTCATTGGCGGCAATCCAACAGAATAACGCATATTTAGAAGGCAAGAAGGCCGGGGAGAAAGTCGCACCGACTGCCTGCCAGCCTGCGGAACCGGTCAAGGTGTGGGATGCCATGAACGAGCCGGTATGGACGATCCGGATCACGGGACTTGACGCGATTGATAAGGCAAAGGGCCTGCTTGCATTCAACGGTATTGAGTATCAGGAGGTTTGAAATGAGCGAGAAGACAGAGAAGAACTATTTTGAAAAACTTAATTCCCTTGATGTCAGCGGGAAGACCGAGAAGAAGAACGGCCTTACATATCTATCATGGGCGTGGGCATGGGGTGAGCTGAAGAAGATCCATCCGGACGCATACTACACCATCTATGAGAATGCTAACGGCCTCTTCTACCACACTGACGGGAAGACTGCATGGGTTAAGACCGGAGTTACCGTGAACGGGATTGAACACATCGAATACCTTCCCGTTATGGACTTCAGAAACAATTCTGTTCCGGTTGATGCGATTACCAGTGTGCAGGTCAATAAAACCATTCAGAGGTCTCTTACAAAAGCAGTGGCGCGGCATGGTTTAGGACTCTACATTTACGCTGGAGAAGACCTTCCTGAAGAAAAGACCGAGGCGAAGACCGTAGAGGTTACGCCGGAGAGCAGAAATTCGATGATTGCCAAGATCGTTATGGAACTGAAGAACCATTCGCAGGTCAAGATCGACAATATCATGGCTACTTATGAAAAGGCAACAGATGCAAGAGTGTCAGTTGAAAAGAACCTGGCAAGACTGACAGATGCAGAACTGGCGGATGCGCTGAAGAAGTTTGAAGGGATGAAGAAATGACCGGCACTGCAGAGCAATGCACTATTTGGTTGATGCAGAATAGGAAACCCGGTGCCATTTATGACTTGAAAGAGCACCGGGAGCGCAGAAGCCTTGACAGTAACGCTTATTTTCATGTGTTGTGCGACAAGCTGCGGCAGAAGTTAGGTATGAGCATGGCCCGGTGTAAGAACCATCTGATTGCTGACTATGGGCAGGTGGAATACCTGGAAGAAGGGGAACCGCTGATTTACAAAACCAATGCCCCGGAAGATCGGATGATGGAACTTGAAACCACGCATACCAAGTGTGTGAAGGTGACGGAAGAGAATGGGCACATGGTTTATTTCTATCGGGTCTACAGAGGAAGCCACACATATAACTCACAGGAAATGGCGCAGCTCATAGACGGGACTATCCAAGAGTGCAGAGCACAGGACATAGAAACTGCCACGCCTAATGAACTCGCAAGGATGGCGGCAAACTGGGAGAAGAAATATGCACAAAAGAACGAAGGCATGTGCGATAACACCGGCAGTCAGGAAGGCAGTTGAAGACAGGGACAACGGATGCTGCATTTTCTGCGGACATCCGGGACGCGGGGAGGCCCACTTTATAAGCCGGGCACATGGCGGTTTAGGGATCCCCGAAAACATCCTGACAGTATGCAGACCATGCCACGATTTACTTGATCACACAACTAACCGGGAAGTGATGCTGAAGATTGCAGAAGCATATCTGCGAGACCATTACCCGGAATGGGACAAGACCAAACTGGTCTATAGCAAATGGACCTCCTGATGGTTTTCACGGATCCCATCATGGTCGATAACAGAAAACATGTTTCCCGCGTTCCTGGATGGGAGCCGGGGACGCGGAGAAAGGAGTCAAATGGGCAAATTAAGCAGAGATAGCGGGGCAAGAGGCGAGAGGCAGGTCAGAGATCTGTTTAAGGCAGCAGGATATGATGCCGAACGCGGATGCCAGCATGACGGAAGGACAGGACACGCGGATGTTGAAGGCGTACCGTACCTGCATATTGAGAGTAAATTCTATGCAACCGTCACGCCGGGCCTTATTGAAAAGGCAGTGGAGCAGTCAGAGAGAGACGCGGCAGCCGGAAGCGCTGAAAGAAACGAGATCCTCTTGCCTATCGTAGTGCATAAACAGAAGGGATCCCACGGTTGGCAGGTATCAATGAGGCTATTAACCCTGACGGATTTACTGGCAGTACAACCGTTTTCAGTAAACGGAGATTTAGACGGGATCGTGACGATGGAATGGGATGTGTTTATCAAACTGTTCATACAGTACGAGGAATGGAGGCGGCAAGGATGATTGAAGAGTTTATCCCGGAAGGATACGAGAACAGGGTATCAAGAGACTATCTGAAGACCATACTCCACATCCCGGACAGGGAAATAAGAGGACAGATAGAGCAGGCAGTAAACAGAGGGATCCTGATAGTCTCATGCGGCGGCGGATATTTCCAGGTCGGAAAGAAGGATCAAGAGTATGTAGCAGATTACTTCCGGCGAGAAGAGCACAGGAACAGGACGCAGGGATCCAATGTCAGAAAAAAGAAAAAGCTATGGCAGAAGATGACCGGCATAGATCCGAAGCAGATACCAGGGCAAATCAGTTTGTTTAAGGAGTAAGGAAATGGCAAAGAAAACGTGCATCATATATGACTCATGGGGAGAAATGATTCAGGCAATGCCCGCACAGGCAGCCGGGGAACTGATTCAGGCGATCTGCGCATATTGCTTTGACGATAAGGAGAATGATTTTTCGGATCCGATTCTGTCATCTGTTTTCACCATGATCAAGGCAAAGATGGACGAGGATGCTGCCAACTACAAGAAAAAGGTTGACCGCATGAACGAGAACCGCAGAAGTCATGAAGAAGTCAGTATGAAGTCAGACAGAAGTCATGATGAAGTCAGTAAGAAATCAGACAGAAATCATGATGAAGTCAGCAGTGTATCTGATTCTGTTTCTGTATCTGTATCTGATTCTGTTTCTGATTCTGTATCTGAAAGTAATAAAAACCCCCAGCGCACACAGGTGGGGCTTGTGGACGAAAGCGCTCTTTCTGAACCGGTCAAGGAAAAGCTGAAGGAGTGGCTTGCCTACAAGAAAGAACGCAGGGAAGGCTACAAAGAGACTGGGTTAAGGGCATTGATAACAACAGTCAGTCATAGGGAGCAGGAAGCAGGCAGCAGTGCAGTGATTGATGTTATCAACGATTCTATGTCACAGGGTTACAAGGGAATAATATGGGACAGGATGAAGAAGCAGACTGCAAGGAGCGGTACAACGGTATTTGATGAATGGGCGAATGCGTAGAAGGAAGGTGACGATATGACGAGAGAGGAAACCCAAAAGATTTTGATGACCATACAGGCAGCATACCCTAACTACAAGGTGCCGGATAAGACGGTTGCTATCGACCTTTGGATGCGCATTTTTCAGGACATGACCTACGAAATGGTCAACAAGGGACTGCAGGCTTATATCCTTGCTGACAAGTCAGGTTTTGCACCGGCACCAGGACAGGTCAGATGGATGATCAAGGACCTGGCACCGGAGGCTGAACTTAACGAGAGCGAAGCATGGGCACTGGTATATAGGGCACTGCAGAATGCCAACTATAACGCAATCCAAGAGTTTAATGCCCTACCGGACGATGTGAGACGGGCAGTCGGGGATCCCATACAGCTTAAAGAGTGGGCAACGATGGATGAAGACAGTATTTCGGTGGCGGAGTCAAACTTCAAGCGGACATACCGGGGGATCCTGGATAACAAGCGGAAAATGTCGCTCTTACCGGAGGAAATGCGGCCCATGATCGCACAGGCACCGGTTGCCGCTATCGAAGACCGGCAGGCAGAAGACAAGAATAAGCCCGCGGATCCGGAATGGGTATCCAAGATGCTTACGGAGTGGCGCGCAAAGAATGAGTTCCCACAGAGAGAGTACGATTTTGAGGCGCTTGAAAAGAAACTGATAACAAATTGATCCTATCCATATCGGCTGCGTATGGAGAAGATACCGCATTCCTGCATTTTACGCGCGATGTATGCGGGGTGCAAACACTAATTGCTGAAATCTCATGCGAACAGCAGCCAACCAGCGGGAACCCGGGAGCGAGGCTATAGAGACAGGCATATAGACAGGCATATATACATGCAACCAAGCCGCGGACGTGGCAGGCCAAGCGACCGGGGGAAAACTGGAAGAAAGGGGGCAAATGTGGAACAGGTACTGTTGATAATCATTGCAGTGGTACTGGGGCTGGATGTGATCACTAACGTATTCATGCTTATTTGTGCACCAAAGTGGGAAGAGATCCGGCGTGAAGAGGTCGAAGTGATGCGAGAGAACATCAAAGAGCTGCAGGAGCAGAACGAGGAATTGAAGCAGTTTATCAGGCAGAATTGGAGGGGGTAACAATGAGCTTTGAAGAATACACGCTGAACGCGGTTTTGGATATCATCAAGCGCCGCGAGGAAGAGATCGATAAGTGTAGCTGCCAGTATGCAAAGGACTGCGAAGAGCGCTATGGATACGAGGAAATCCGGGACTATTTGTTGGGGAGCAAGAGAAGATGAAGCATTACGGAGATATCACAAAGCTGAACGGTGCGGATCTTCCCGTTGTGGATGTGATAACAGGCGGAAGCCCATGCCAGGATCTTTCCGTAGCGGGTAAAAGGGCAGGACTGGCAGGCGAAAGATCCGGGCTATTCATGGAGCAGATAAGAATCATTAAAGAAATGAGGGCGAAAGATGAACTGGAACAATTACGAAGTGGACGGGCAGATGACGATATACGACCTCGACCCCGTTATATGGTCTGGGAAAATGTCCCCGGAGCATTCAGCTCCAACAAAGGTGAAGACTTCCGGGCAGTCCTTGAAGAGACGGCAAGGATCGCGGACGAAAATGCCGTTATACCTGAACCTGCGAATGGATGGTCAAATGCTGGTTGCATCATGGGAGACGGATGGAGCATTGCTTGGAGAGTACATGACGCACAGTTTTGGGGAGTCCCCCAAAGAAGGCGTAGAATCGCACTTGTCGCAGATTTTGGAGGACAATCCGCACCCGAAATACTATTTGAGCGCGAAAGCGTGTCGGGGGATCCTGCGGAGAGCAGACAGGAAAGGGAAGGATCTTCCGGAACAGTTACGGATGGCTTTGGAGAGACAGGCGGTTGCATAGCAGGAGTGACATGAAGGTAAAGACGTACAGAAAGAAAGGGCATCCGTCTCATAAGGGGGGGCACAACAATGGGAACAAACAGATGTCTGCGATACGTTGAATATTTATGACAATTCTGAAATCAGGACCCCGGTTTTGGTAGTTCAGATAGACGAGAAAGAGCATGAAACAAAAAGTAGAGTATAAAGTTTTGGAGAACCATCCACAGGATAGTCGGATAAAAATCAAAGAGGACGGGATATTTCAGACTATGGGTTTAAGGGGGGGGGTGCAGAGTAT